TCTTCGTCGTCTTCGTCGTCTTCAGATTCATACATTTCTTCGTCCATTGATTCATACATTTCTTCGTCCATAGATTCATCCATTTCTTCGTCCATAGTGATTTCGTAAACCACTTCGTCTTCATTGTCCATAGATTCATCCATTTCTTCGTCCATTTCTTCGTACATTTCTTCGTCCATTTCTTCGTTCATGTCTTCTTCAGTTTCTTCGTTCATTTTTAGGATGTACTCAACATCATTTTCATCATCTTTGATGTGGATGTTTTCACCATCTTTGTCAATTACAAACGAATCTTTGTTAGGGTCCATTTTTTTGAATAAACTCCAAAGCTCGTCTCCACCTAACATTTTAGCGTCATAGACATCAACGTCTTCTTCATCATCATCTGTGAAATCAAAATCACCCATTACTTCAGTTTCATCATCCTCTTCGTCACCAAGACCTAAATCAGGCATGTTAGACATATCAGGAGCGATGTCACCAACTTCAATGTCAGTTTCCATCTCATCGTCGTCTTCTACTTCGGGTTGTTCGTTTAATTGTTTGTTCTTAGTCTTATTAGTTAAAGACTCTTTTACCAATTCAGAGATTTCTTGAGCCATAGTTGCCCCAAGTATTCCTTTTGCGTTTTCCTGCACTACATCTTCCAAATTTTTCATTTGTTGTAATGCTTCTTGGACTAAATCTTTTTCAGTCATTTTCAAGTTAGTAATTTGATACATAATAAATATGCCCCAACTTGAAAAAAGTTATTTTTTTGGGCACAATAACCCAATAAAAATAAAAAACCCCTCGGTTAGGAGGGGTTTTTTTTAATCTTCAATTACTTCATCAATCTTACTTTCGGATACCGAAGTGATTCTCCAATCATGTTGGAACCCTTGGTATCGTGAAGTAACCTTGGCTTCCACATCGGTTACTGAGTAACCTTTAACCAATTTTTCTTCTCTGATTTTTTTTAATTTACCTGAGTTTTCATCAGGTAGTTCGTACTGTACTTTCGCTACAAAATATTTTTCATCCATGTCTATAATATTACTTTGATAAATAATCGGATAATTTCTTCATTAAGTCAACCGATTTATCAATTGACCCTTGAGATTTTCTTTGAGCCTCTTCGTCTAAGTTTTCTTCAAAGTTCTTTCTCTCCTCAGGGTCAGTGAATAAATAAGCCCCTGGTGTAGATGGTGATGATACCAAGTCAAAACAAATTAATTCAAAATCGTCTTGTACTTCATTTCTGTCCCCAACCTTTTTCAAGGAACCTACCCCACGAGAGGATATACCTAAAGTAACCCCTTGTCTTAATAAGTTAGCCGCTTGGTCACCCTTTGTAGAGACAATCCCTCTTTCGTGAAAACCTGGTGAGGTTAATAACTTTAATTTACCCATTAAAATAATACCGTCCCACCAAACATCCGTAATAATGTGAGATACACGGTCCAAATCAATTAATGATGATTCAGGGTGATTTAATTCAGAAAGAGATGTCCCTTTTTGAATCATTTTTTTATAGTTGTCTGATTCTCTTTTTAAAATTCTTTCAGGGTAAATTCTTCCATTTCTATTTGGTGTATTGTATTTTTGTAATACGGCATAAAACTCAAACGGCTTTGAATAATCCAACATATCTTTCTTCATCTGTTCCATCAAATGAAGATTGCTCTTTTCGTTTGGGGATAAATATCCCGCATCGTATTCAATTAATATACCACGCCCTGTATCGTTAGGTCCTAATATCTTCATAACTTTTAGTTATAAATATCTTGGAACCCTAAATAAATTCTTTTTCGGTTTTAGAAACGGTAAAATCAAAATTGGGGTTTTTTTTCATATTTTCTTGATATACAAATTTTGCTATCTGTTTTAATTTGTCTTTTAGTTCGTTTGATTTAAAATCAATTTCTGTTTTCATAAAAAAAGTCATCTCCAAATTCATAAAACTTTTTTTATTTAATTGAATTCCACTTGTTCGTAAATCTAAATCTACAATATAATTTGATTGGAATGTTTCTAAATCAACTACGTCTAAAATGTTGTGTTTTATGTTTCTACTTAAATTGGCGACCACACGATTCCAATTATCACTTGAGATTACGGGGGTTGCCCATGTTTGAATATTTAGATAAACCGATTTCAAATTTTTAGAGTCCACTGTACCATACGTTACCTTAATAGAATCAAATCCTATTATTTTTGAGGTTTTTCCTTTTTTCATTAATTCTGCACATATAAAATGTTTATTTTTAAAAATATACAAACAGAATGTATTTCAGTCAAACTTTTTTCAAATTATAGATGTATTTAAATAATATGCTAAAAGTTGAAATTGACAAAAATACCGGATTGGAAAGGGCCTTGAAAATTCTTAAAGGTAAGGTTATTAAAACCAAACAAAATGAAGAGTTGAGAAAACGTACTGAATACGTAAAGAAAACTACTCAAAAAAGAGAGAAAATGAAAAAGGCGAAATTTAAACAATCCGTCCAATCAAAAACACAATCATAACCTTTCGTATAAGTTTTTCAACTTAACGTAGTTATACTTGTTGTATTCCTCTTGTTTTACAAACGAAATTGTTTCGTTAATCTTGTTTCTTGTTAAATCATCGTGATTACTCTCAGACAACACGTCCAACTTTTCTAAGGTACTTTGTTTGTACCCTTCAAACAAACCATTCAATTCCTCATCGTCTTTTCCCAAAATATCTTTCAAATTATTTTTTGTGGATTCATCTAAAGATTCAATATAGTTTTTAAGAACATTTTTTCTAATTATCTCTACCGAAGATAAAGGGATGTTTAAACTTTCTTTTTGAATTGGTTTTTTAATTAAAGATTCAACAACTTGAGACTTTGCCAAAATTTTCTCTTTCAACTTTAATGGGTCGGTATTAACCAAATCGTCAATTTTAGAGTATCTATTTTCACACACGATAGATGATGTCCATTTATCAAAACTTGTGATTTTTGCAACTTTTGATAATTCTTTAATTTGAGAAACAGATTCGTTAACATATTCCTCGGCAAACAATTTATCAAATCCTTGTTCTTTTGATAACTCAGAATACAAAAAATAAATTTTTGACAAATCTTTATTCTCCAAAACTAATTTTTGGAATTTTTTTATATCCTCAGAAAAGGTCTTACCTATGTAAGATTCTGATAACAAATATTCTACTTTACTAAATTTTTCTCCAAAGTTCATGACAATAAATATTATGAGTTTAACAATCTGTCCAATTCATCATCCATATCACCTAAAGATTGTCTTCCTTTACCTAAATCTAAGAAATCATTAGGGGTTAAAAAATCACCTTCTAATAGAATGTTATAGTTATTTCCTCTTCCTTCTGGAACCGTTCCTTCAGGTGGTGGGGGTGGTGGAGGTCCTCCTAAATCGCCACCCGGTGGTGGTCCGCCAAGTTCTCCTCCTAAAGGTGGTGGTGGGGCTCCAAAATCACTTCCTCCAAAATCACCTCCTCCACCAAGTTCTGCGCCTGGTGTTGGAACCGCTCCCCCTGTTTGACCACTAAGTTGTCCATACAATTTGTCAACATTATCAAACAATCCGGTCTTAGTAATAACCGTTGCGGTGTTTGTTAATTCAGCGGCAACCGCTCTTTCTAATCTTTGTTGTTGTAAATCCAATTTAATTTCTTCGTCAGAGAATCCAAGTATATGTTTCTTAGCCCATGATTGTGAAGTTGGAGCAATACCCTCAATAGTGGTTGTTGCGTCTTTATATAACAACATTTTTTCTTTCCAAACATCAATGGCCAATAAATCGGCTTGTTTTGATGGATTTGTTAAACCTAAAGTAAAGTTTCCTAATTCATCTTCAAAACCTAACAAAAACAAGTGAACAATTGCCACTTTGTTTAATTCTGCAATCATTGATTTTTGAATTCTATTGATTGTTCTGGCAAAACGAATATCCATTAATGATAAGTTCTTACCGTCACCAACAGTTTCTTCAAATCCTAAAAACGCTTTTGGGATTCTTAAGGCGGTTAACAATTTCTTTTGGATGTATTCAATATCCGCAATTTCCGCTAAGTTTTGTGCACCCGGTAAAGTATCAATCGGACTTGGTGCAGCAGGGTCACGAACAGGAACAAAGAAATCTTGGTCAACAGCCATTTGGTTATATCTCATATCCACATTACCTGTTTTTGAATCAGTAACTTGGTCTCTTTTAAAATTATTGGCAAATTTTTGAACATATGGTTGAACGTCTTTGTCGTCCATGTTACCAACATAAACTTTAAATACACGTCTTTCAGGTGCTCTTGATGTTCTATAAATCAACATCGCATCTTCCGCTAATACTAACTGTTTCCAAGTTCTACGGGCTTTCTCTAACATAGAAGTTCCGTATGGTAATCTTCTATCATCACCCAACAAACGGAAGTGAGCAATTTCCCACGACTGATATTCCATTTGTTTATTTTTCCACGCAAATTTTAATGCCTTTTGTTCGTTTTGTCCTGTGGCAACCGTATTTGGTGTCATACCCCTTTCAATACGTTCCATTTCAATGTTTGGTAATTGGAAAGAACCTACAACCCCTTTTTCAGGGTCAAGTTTCAAAAAGACAAAGTTGTCACCATACTTACATACGTTTCTTGTCCACATTTGTAAATTAGTGTTAACGTCCAAAACATTGTTAAATAAATCCGTTAAAATGGATTTAATTCTTTTTGATTCAGAATAAATCTGTAACATATATCCGTTTTCATCCACTGTTGTAGATTCTTCCGCATATGCATCCAAAGCCGCAGAGATTTCAGGAGTATACTCCATACTCTCGTAATCATAAAACGCAGATAATCTGGTTGGTTCGTAATAAACCGCTTGTTGATAAAGATTATTTTCAATTTTAGCCCACTGATTAGAAAGAAACGCA